TCAGATTGCCACGGTTTATTTTCACAGTGGCGACCGACCTAATCTTATGGTGGGAACGGAAATCGCGGGGCTAGTGGAGGACGAAGCCGGCGAGCTAAAATTTGAGGTGTTTGAGCGAGGAGTTACTAGGCTTAGAGATAAATCGGCGGCGGTGCTGCAGTACATGATTGGAGGAGCTCCGCAGGGGATGAACTGGTTCGCGGACTGGGCTAATTTTGAAGGCTATGATGCCAAAAGAAAACTAGTCAGTTATGAGGTATGGACAGATGATAACCTCCATAACCTCCCGCCAAACTATATCGAAGATCAACTAATGCCGATGATTGAACATAACCCCGCTAAAGTAAGCTCCTGGAGATACGGTAAATTTACCAATTTTTTTGAAGGCTCCGCCTATCTCGATTTGAAGCCGTCCGATTTTATTGAAATTGAACCGCATCCGAGCAGCCCGATAATTTTAGCCTGGGACAATAACGCGCCTCTCGCTTGGGTGGCTATCCAAGAGCGCTATTACGGCGAAGGACGCAAGAAAATCCTCTCTGTCTCCCGGGAGAGCCGAGGTAATGCAAATCTTCTTACAGACGCTTGCGTTGACTTTATAACCCAATTTGAGCCGGCACAGGGGTGGAGAGATACGCCGATTGTCATTGATGGGGATGCCGCTCTCCATTCGCCGAGTGTCAGGAGTCCGGGGTCAGGTTATGAGGAAATAATAAAAATTCTCAGGCAGGTTTATACCAACGTCCAACTCTCAGCCAGCAAATATAACCCGCTCCAGGAAACCAGAGTCGAGGCAGTCAATCGGGCTTTTAGTTATGGCAAAGTTTTAATTAACCCCAAGTGCACCAAAACCATTCGCTCTTTTCAGCGGGCAGCCTGGAAGAAATCAGGTGACAGAGAGCTCGCCAAACCCGCCGGCGAAGATGTGAATGCTTACTCAGATGCGGCAGGATATTATATATTCAAGTGGATTAATCTTGTAATGGCTCCGACCAACTTATCAAATCAGAGAACTGTTTTATTATGATAAAATTTTATTTACATCCCGAATTTAAAAGACATCTGCCAGCTTGGACTCGCTATATGGATTTTTTTGACGGCGATAATGATACCATGAAAAAATATCTGCATCGTTTCGCGCTCGAGGATAACTCCCAGGATGGAAAGAAGGCTTGGGAGCAGCGGTTATCCCGCTCGTATTATGTAAATTTTTGCGAGCCGATAATTTCAATTTGGATCAGTTTACTATTTAAAAAACCTGCAAACATTGCAGCCGTTAAAGATATTTTTACAGAGGAGGAGTTAGAGAATATCGATGGGAATTATACTCCGCTTAATTTATTCATCCGAAATTTTGCTACTGAATATTTGAAATTCGGAAAAGCATTTATGTTTGTCGACAGCCCGACCGGTCAAAGCCGCAACGCTGCTGAAGATGAAGAGATGGGGCTCCGACCTTACGGGGAAATTTGGACGCCTCAGAGTGTACCAGATTGGGAAATCGAAACTATCAACGCAGTAAATCGCGGCGACTTTAAGGCAATACATCAACAGTTGGTTAGAATTCCGCAGAGGACATCTTTATCGGAGGAGCCGAAACTAGAATTAATCCGCCGAGAAATGAAAATGACCGAGCAGGGATACACGATTCAAATTTACAAAGCCGGTAACGAATCGTTTAATAATGACAATATGACAGCAGAGACGCTTTACGCGCTAGGGCTTCAGCCCGAGACAGCATGGATACCTGAAGGGGAGCCGATTGTAATTCCTGAAATTGAGGAAATCCCGGTGACGGTGGGCAACGACCGCTCTTGGCTTAAAGAGGTGCAGCCCTTATGTGAACGGTATTACAATCTGGACTCTAACCACGATAATATTATTTATTTTCAGGGTTACGCGCGAATCGCAATCAGCACAAATCAAACCCTGGCTTCTATCTTGCCAGCCAGTGAGTCAACCGTTATGCGATTACCAGAGGGCGCCACAGTAACGCAGATAACAAGCGAAGACCCAACGGCGAGCGAGAAGAACCGATCGGATATCAGGAACATGATTTTTAGAGTGGGACTGAATCAGCCGCGCCAACTGGACGGCGGGAGCCAACAAGTCCAAAGTGCTGAAACCATGAGAGAGGAGAAGGAATTCACGCTCGCTCTCGCCCGGGAAACAGTCAGCGATATCGAAAATTTGGTTAATCAATTTGCTAAAAACTGGGCAGCATTCAAGCGCCGTCCAGAATACGAAAACAAGATTGAACTCAACAAAGATTTCTCAACCGAGGATTATAACGAGTTTATCCAGCTTTACACTGCTTTCAGTGACCGACGGCAGCTATACCCAACAGCCACAAAACAACTAGACAAGATGTTAATCGACTATTTAAAGGTGCCAGAATCAGCCGCAGCAGAGATAAACGCGGAAATTGATGCAGCAGTAGCGCCAGCCAATTTGGGCGCAACAGCGAGCCTCAGAAGCCGTCTATTAGGTGAATTATAATGGACAGCATCCGGCGGGCTATTCTGGAACGCCAGAGAAGGCGAGAGAAAATGGTCTCTAGTTTCGCCGATGAAATTAAAGCGCTTATGGTGCGGCAACTGCCAAAACTCCTGGATAAGATAAAAAGGGGCACAACGCCGACGCCCGAGGTGGCTAAAATTTTGCTATCTCTCGAGTCGGAACTTAGACGCGCCGGGCTTACCGATTTGATGGATACTATCGGGGATGTTTATGCGGAAGAAATAAAATCGCTCAGAACCCAATGGGCTAGCACAACCAAAAAAAAATTAGTGCTCTCCGATACCGACCTTGAGAATATTGAGACCCTTGTCAGTTTTGAAACCACAGCAACCTTCAACAGCATAACCGCCAGCATTGATAACATCCGGGCAGCGGTTTTTCGCGAGGTAATCGCCGGGGTGCAGCCCGATGTTAATACTATTGTGCAGGACTCGGCAGGACTTACCAGGCGGCAAATTGAAACTGAACTGGGAACCAACGTCGCAGGCTTTCAGCGCTCAGTTACCATGACTAAAGCGGAAGATTTAGGCATAGAGCATTATCTCTATTCAGGCGGATTAATTGAAACAAGCCGAGAATTTTGCAGAGAACGGGATGGCAATATTTACACGCTTGATGAAATTAATTCCTGGGACAACGGGCAGGGACTCCCGGCTAATATTTATCTTGGCGGCTATAATTGCTTACACCAATTATTGCCGATTGATAAGGAAACAGCGGAAAGGTTAGGATTAGACACCAGCAAATTTTAAGGATTATATCGTTTGACGTTTAAAGTAGAAATATCTGGCAGATTAATTTCGGCTACCATTGAAAAATCTCTGGAGGCTCAAATTGCCGAGATAATGGAAAAACAATTACTATTTGCCAACACTGAAATTATTGAACGAACGCTAGGCGGCAAAGATGCCGATGAACAGGCATTTGTTCCTTATTCAAAATCCTATGCACAATTTAGAGAAGAGAACGGCAGACAAAAAACGCCGGTCAATTTGAAATACAGCCAGCGAATGCAAAGAGCCATGAAAACAAAACTACTTAGCAAAGGCACCAAAGGCCAGATTTATTTTAATTCAGCCGCAGAAGCAGAAAAGGCGGCAAACATTATGAAAGGCGTTAAACGCAAATCAGACGGTGTTCAAAACGCCCGGAAATTTTTTGCATTCGGCAAAAAGCTCGAAGATAAAATCTTTGAGAACTTCAAAGCACTAATTGACATTACAAAGGCGAACAAATGAGTGACCAGGATAAAACTCCAGACGTGGCAACGCTGCAAACTGAGCTAGCTCGATTAAAAGAAATTAACCAAAATCTGCAAGGCAAGGTCGCCGACTTTGATAAGCGCTGGAACTGGACAAAAGACCATGACCCGGAAGCTATTAGAGCGAAGTTAGAGGATTACGATAACCTCAGAAAGCAATCGACCGGCGGAGATAAAGACGCCATAAACAAACTAATCTCTGAAAAGGAAAAGGAAATCGACAGCAGATATTCTAAAAAATTTGGTGAATACCACAGCGAAAACGAGCAGTTAAAAAGGGAAGTAAAAAATCTGCGAGTGACCTCAGTAGCCATGCAGGAAGCCGCTAAGTTTTTTAATGCGGATGGATTACCTTTATTGAAACCTCTAATCGAATCCCAAACTGATTGGGTAGACGGCAAAATCGTCGTTACCGATGGCAGCAAACCAAGAACCAGCCTCAAAGACCCGCGAAATCAAATGGAAGTCGGGGAGTGGCTGGAACAGCTTACTAAAGATTACCCATCTATAGCAAAATCAAATAGTGTCGGCGGAGGAAAACCCAACGGCACCACGGTGACAGGTTCTGGCTCTGTTTTGAGTGTCTCAGAATATTCAAAACTCAGTGGAACAGATCAGCGAAATTACCTTAAAGGACTTTCGCCAGATCAACAAAAATCACTGCTAAACAATTTAGTAAGAACAAATTAGGAGATAAAAAAAATGCCAACAGTAAACAGAGAAGTACACACGTTCCTGCAAGGAATACAAACCAAGGTGGCGATTAATAACGTCGATGATACAACACCGACCGCCGCGCAATTAACGACCTCTTTTGGCAGTCCATCCGCAGTTGGAACTGGATTTGTGGGACTTGTCAATGATGCAAACGGTGACTCAAATAATTATTTAGTTTTCTCAAATGGGACTTCGTATTTTTATCACAAATTTAACAAAGCAGTTTAATTTTAATTTTTAATTTGGAGATTTATTTATGCCAGTAGCAAACATTACAGAGTTAGCAAACTCAAACACTATAGGAAACGCCCTCAGCGCGGTGGCCTCACCAGCATTCGTAAAAGGTACGATTGCGATGAATCATTTGACCGCTGAGGATTTACCGGTTCAAACAAACGTCAAGAAATTCCGCAAAAACGGAAGTCTTACCGCTGCAACACTTGCCGAGGCAGAAGCTCAGGCAGTGAACGCAAACGGCGAATTGACTGATACCGCCGCAACCTGCACAGCAGCGAAGGCGATGGTCGTTTCCGGTCTTTCCGTTGAAGAACAGAAATTTGGAACTATCGACCTTGCAAGAGTCGGTAATGAACAATTTTCTGCAATCGCCAGATTTGTTGATGACGATTGGCTTTCTCAGTTTTCTAATCTGTCTAACGTGGTGACGAGCACCAGTGTGATGACAATAGATGACATCATGCAAGGACAACTTGGCATCTACAACCAAAAGACCCCAAACCAAGAAATGCCGTTATCGATAGTGCTCGGACCTCGCGCTGTTTATAATATCAAGAAGGAAATTATACAGAGCGGCGCCGCTGCATTCGCTAACACAGCGATGCTCGGAATTTTTAACGGTGCTAACGTGCAGCCGAACGGATTTATCGGCAGCATAACTGGCGTGGGCGATGTGTATCAAACCACAGGATTTGCAACTACAGGCGGTGACGATGTTCAAGCAATCGTTCATCCGATGTGGGCGCATTGTGGTATTTTCGACACAGCTCCAGTAAGCTGGATAACAAATAGAGGCGCAGAGGGCTTTTATACTGAGGTGGCATCCTATTATTTCTGGGATATTGCTGAATGGAATGACGAAGCCGGATCAGCTCTCCGTTCCGATACATAATAAAAAAATCCTGGTATACCAGAGAGGCGGGATAACCTCCCGCCTTTTGAATTAAAAATTAAGGTGAAATAAATGAACACAGAAACCGAGAACACGCCCGTTATTAATAAAAGAGAAATCGCTAGACTTGCCAAAGAGCCGTTTAAGACAATGGCGAGAGTTATTGAAAACGAAACCATCGACCAATTAAAAGGCTGGATTGAGCCGAGATTTGCTTATGTGCTTTTCGAGATGCCATGCAATCACGCAATCGGGAACGGCGAATTTAGACGGGGTTTTACGCTTGTAACAATGAATGTTGAACACAGACCGGAACAGGTAGAGCGCTTTTATTATCTTACGCGCAAAGGGGCTCGTCCGCTCCATTACGGCAACTTTCCAAAATCAAATGACGGCAACCCAGAGAGGGCAAAAAAAGTGCGGATGCATACGGGACCGAGTGGCGTATCTCCCTGGGATGAACTCGCCCGGGTGGTAAAATCTCAACTCACGAAAGATGACGGCAATACAGCATTAAAAGAAAAGGCGGTGGGACTAGAAGCAAAACTGGCAGAAGCTCGCGCCGAACTAGCAGCCATGAAGAAAAGGGAGTCGAAATAATGGAAATTCCAATTTGGGCTCAGATGGAAATTATAAAAAGAAAAATCGCTATCGCCGAGGCTAGAAAAGCACAACGCGAACGCCTCCAGGAAAATGCCGAGTATCAGCGAAGACA